GGTTCATCACCATATGCTTCCCAACCAAAGTAAGGTGGACTTGTAAATACAAAGTCTAAACTTTCTTCATCTGGTATAAATGTTTCACTACCTTGTCTAAGTAAGTCATATTTTTTATCTGAATGGCCATATTCATCTCTAATCTTTTCTAATCCTTGATATGTAGGTATGCATGGGTCTGTACCAATATAATTGACACCTGCTAAAATAGCACCGAGTAATCTACCACCATAACCCATACTAGGATCCCAAACTGTTCCTGCTGTTGTGCCTTCAAGAATAGAATCTCTATCTACAAATATATTATACATTGCGGCCGCAGCTGTAGGTCTAAAGTTAGATACCATTTGTGTGCCGGAATATCTTCTCAACATTGACCTCATGTCTGAATCTGATATTTCGTAATGTTCTCTTTTTGTAAAAAATGTGCCTGATAGTATTTTATTAATACCTTTCTTTAGATGTTCTTCATCTTCCCAAATTTCCATTGGTGTTCTCATCTTACCACATTTAATTGCCCAAGCATGTTCCATATAAGACCATGCAAGTGATAGACCATTAGGATTTTGACCTATGATATTTTGTCTTCTGTCTATGATGGTTTCAAGTTTTGTATTCATCAATACATTAAACTTATCATTTCGCCATTTTGTATCAGTAGAGTAATATGGAAAACCTTTCTTTTTAAATCTATCAAGAACATCCATTATACATTCATTATTTGCCATCACTTTGGTCTCCAACAATAGTTAGGGTATTCACTTATAGTATCATATATATTTGGGTTTGTCAAGAGCCTACGCCTATATTGTGTAAACTTTATTCCAACACCCCAATTTAATCTATCTATTAGATTTTTCTTAGATATTATTCCTTCATTTTTAATCCATTCAATTATCTCATCAACTTTTTCTGTTTCACCTACCATAGGTAATTTATCAACTAGACTGTCAATATACATACTCATCAATTCTATTGAATCTTTATAAACTAAATCATTTAGTACACAACTCTTAGCCTGTTCTGCCATTTTGTTACGATATTTTGTATTATTCAAATACTTGTTTAGTAAATCTATTGCGACTACATCACTTCTAAAAAAATCTGCTTCAGCATTTAATTCTTCATAATACATTTCATCATACATTATATAAGGTACACCATTCATCATGCCATCTGTTGTTGCAACTGACCAACCACCATATGCTTGTTTGGGTGAAAATCCTACACAACACTCTTGAAGTTTTTTATAATAAAAATCTTTATCACCCTTTTCTACTGTAATATATTCTCTATCAGGTTTACTTGCAAGTGGCACCCATACTTTGAAATCTTGTCTTTGTTTATATAATTCATCTGTAATTTCTAGAAACTGTTTATAGTTTTTATATGTTTCTGGTCTATGATTAAATACAATTATTTTTTCTGGAGTTTTATTAATCTCTGATACTATGTCTTTACCATCAACTCCTATATGTTGAACTTCTAATATGTTTGATAACTTATACAATGTATCACTATTAAAAATTTCTTCTGCTTGTTTCAAGACCATTTCTTTTTGATGTTGTGTGTTTATATAACACTTATCATATTCTAATAAACCTATCATACTTTTGTTGAAACTATCCATCTGCCAGTTTACAACTTCTTTAAAATCAAACCAGTGTGCATATCCAAAAAACTTAGGTAAATGGTGGGTCTTATTAAATAAAACATTTTTTAAATCATATGCATGTTCTGGTAAATGACACATGACTAAATCAAAATCATATTCTCTAGGTAAAACTTTTTTAATTGCTTCTGTATCAAAGTGAGCTCTCATTGTAGGTGAATGTGTAGGTAAGTAAACTATTAATTGTGTAACATTATCAAATACTAAACTAGGTACTTCTTTAGGTAAGATTAAATAAAACCACAAGTCATCACGAATCTCATTTAGTAATGTTATTTGTTTTTTAATAACTTGTATATAACTATCTTTCTCTAAGTCTTTTGCAAATGTAATATTTGGATAGACTAAAATTCTAGTAGTCTTAGATTGTCTTTGTTCTATTTGATATAAACTCATTTGCCTACATTCCAAAATAATGAACCTGGTTTTGCATGTTCTCTCATAACTTTCCATGCCTTAGCGTCATAAGTAGGTACACTAGGAAATGGTGGCATGTCTTCTTCTTTTACTTCTTGTGTAAATTTTAAATCTGACCTGTGTAATATTGCACGACCCACTTCATATTGTTTCATTGTATGTCCAACAGATACTACATGTACATCTTTATCTGGAAATGCCATTTGCAATCCTCTTGTTAATGTACCACTTGAACCTACTGACCATATCTCACTTATATTAATATCATAATCTGTTTCTATATTTTTTGCTAAATCTCTTATATCTTCTCGTACTCTATTATCATCTAAACCTAATTGTAGTAATCTTCTATTTACTGGGTCCTCATTATAATAATCTAATGCTCTTTTCTTTGTAACTTGTAACATGCCATTAGGTACCCAACGAATATCTGCACCATATTCTAATGCTTGTTTTTGATAATCATGTAAGTTTTCCATATTTCTTTTAGCCATAAAGAATGTTGCCTTAGCGCCGTATACTTGTGCTTGAAGTGTGATTGACATTTGAGCATATCCGTTTGCAGGACATCCACCATAAACAAATTCATTTGCACCTTCTGACATTTCTTCACGAATCAGTCTATCTGCAAATCTTCTTTTAGAGCCACCTTCTAATAGGTCATCACGAACAACATAAAATCCTTCGTGTTCTTCTATTACTAATTTTGGAAATTCATACTTTTTCATAATCTATAAATATAATTTAAATACTATTACTGCAAGTAGTAGTAATATTATCATTTCGACAATACTAACTTCAGGTCTTAACATAGATGTTCTTATTCGTAACCAATGAGTTAATGCATACCAGATATCTGGTCTACGATTCATTGTTAATACAAATGCCATCATTATGAATAATATAACTGTTAATGTTATCATCATGATTGTATTCTTTTTCTATGTTTGTCCATTTTTTTAGCGCCCTTTTCAAATGCTCTATCGAGTTTTATTTTACTTGCATGTTCAGTAAAGTTTCTACCGAGTATATGGTCATATTCATGTTGAAATATCCTACTCATCATACCATCTAAGTTTGCCTCTTTTAAATCACCATTCTCATCTTCATATTTGACTACGACTTTTCTAGGTCTTTTTAAAGATAAAAATATAAAAGGAAATGTTAAGCAACCTTCTTTCATAAGCACATCTTCATCACTTGATGATACTATTATAGGGTTAAAACAATGTAAAGTCAAGCCTGCTTCGAGGTCTATATGACCACCAATAACAAAATAATTAAAAGGTAGACCTACTTGGTTGCAAGTTAATCCTATACCACCATACTTTTTCATAGTACTATACATTTTTTCAGTTAATTCTTTTCTATCTTTAAATCCTTCTTCTATTAACATGTCATCACTAAAAGGTGCAATTGCACTTTGTACTCTAGGGTCTGAAGGTGGTAATAATTCTAATTCTCTATTTTTTTCTAAACTGCCTATGTCTATTTCATTTGTCATATTATACCTCTTCTAATTGTGTAAAGTTATGTTCTTTTTCAAATTTAATAATATTTGTAAACTTGTCAAATAATATATCACCTTTATGTGATATGATAAAAACATTTTCATTTGACATAGTTGCTAGTATCTTAAAGAAGTCTTCTGTACCTGAGCCATCTAAACTACTATCAAATATTTCATCTAATATTAATAGATTAGTATTTGTACTATTTTTCATCTTAGCAATTGTACGCCATGTAAATAGAAGTGCCAAGTCTATTCTCATTTTTTCACCTTCACTAAAACTATTATAACTAAATGTATCTCTATGTCTACTCTTAACTGTCTCATTAAATTCTTCATCTAATGTAAATGATACAAAAAAGTCCATTGATTGTAGATACTTGTTTATTAACTGATTCATGATAGGAAGATACTTCTTGATAATTTGAGCCCTAGCACCTTTATCAGAAAGTATCTCCCTAATGACATCAACATAATCTTTTTCTGTTGATAGTGTAAGTAATTCTGTTTTATTATTATCCAATTGTTCTGACAAATCTTTTAACTCTTGTTCTAGTTTATCGGAATCTTGACCATCTGCTGTATTCAATTCAACATCATCTGAATGTTTTTTAATACCTTCTAATGAAGAATGAATTTTTGCAACATTAATATTCATCTCTTGTATCTTTTTAGATACTATATCCATATCTGTCAATTCAGATTCAACTTTTGTAATCTCTGACATGATATCTTGTAGACCAGATTCTAATTTTTTTATTGTTTTCTTTTCTTCTTCTACTTTTTCAGATTTCAAATCTTTGGGTATAGATTGTGTACAGGTAGGACATTCATCATTTGTTTCAAAAAATGATAATGTGTCTCTGTGTGTTTCTAAATTGTTTTCTATTTTAGATTCTAACTTAGATAATTGTTTTGATTTTTTATCAACATCTGGTCTTAACTTTGTAATTTCTTGTTGTTTTATAATATCTTCATTCAATTTCTGCAAATCTTGTCTATATTGTCTATCTGCCTCGTTGTTTTGTTCTATTTTTACACGAGAGCTCTCCTCGGCGTCTCCTATGCGTGATTTTAGAGACTTTAAATGTTCCGCTTGTAGTAACACCTTCTGTCCAATTAAATCGCATGAGTGTCGTAAATCCGAGACGCTTTTTCCCAAATCTCTCTGTTGGTCTCTCAAATTGTAGTCCATGAGAGTAAAAACTCTAACATCAAGAATTTCTTCTACAGCTTCTCTCCTGTATCTAGATTTCATCTTCATAAATGGTTCGTATGATGAGGAACCTAATAATACAACTTGAATGAAAGAACGATAATTCAATTTCATTATATTTCTTTCTAGATATTTTTGATAATCAATTGTTGAGGCATCCTGATTGACTAGTACATCATCTTTGTATATTTCAAACTTGTTTGGTTTTACACTTCGTATAATTTTATAGTTTTTTGTGCCTACTGAAAATTCTATTGTTACATTACAATCACCATTATTGATGGTGTTTACCATTTGTTCTTTCTTAATAATTCTAAATGGTTTATTAAATAGTACAAAACACAGAGCATCCAGTAAAGTAGATTTACCAGAACCATTTTTACCTATAATTAAGTTTGTTGGGTGATTATCTAATTTGATTTCTATTGGTGTATTACCAGTAGATAAAAAGTTTTTCCATGATATAGATTTAAAATGTATCACTCTAGAGCCTCTTTATATAGTTTGTTGATAAAGTCTTTTAATCTTTGTCTATCTAAATCTGTATCTATCTGTTCTACATAATTACCTAAGAATGTAAGTGTATCTTCACTTTGGTCTAATATGTCTTCTCTAACTGAAGATGTTATATCTGATGAATCTTCATCTATGATATTTAATTCGTATAAGTCTATTTCTGTATGTAAGCGATTAACAAACTTATCAAACTTTTCTTCATTGTTTTTATTGACTACAAATAGTTTAACAAATGATTTGTTGTATACTGATATATCTTCTTCAGCATAGTTTGTTTTCTTATCATCATAATATATCTTCTTAAATATTGTGATAGGATTAGGTACTCTAGTCAATTCTCTTGTCTCAGTATCAAATATATGAAACCCTTTAGGACATTCATAATCATTCCAAGTTATTTGATATTGTGTGCCTAGATAATATATTTGACCATCATCTGATTTTTTATGAAAGTGTCCAGATATTACTTTTTCAAATCTTTTAAATAAGTTTTTTTCTAGACCATGGTCATTGAAATGACCTTTATGCATTTGGAAGCCTTTAACTTCTAAATGACCCATGCAAATTTGTGATTGTGATTCAGATATTGTTTTTATAGATTCATCATAGATATCATCACATATCCATGGCACTAATAATATAGGTAAGTCGCCGAATGTAACTGTTGTAGGTTTTTCGTATATCCAAGGTTCAAATTTACCATCGAATGTGGTAACTAATTGTTGTAGTGCATTAACTGAATTTGTGTTCTTATAATAGGTGTCATGATTACCTAATATAATATGAGTATCTATTCTCATATCATAAAGTCTTTTCCAAAACTTCTCTTGAAAGTTATGTGCCACTTTATAGTTGATAAATTTTCTTCTATCAACAACATCACCTAAATGTATTAGGTGTTTAATATTGTTTTCCTTTATATAAGGAAAAAACAATTCATCATAAAATCTGTTCTGATAGTCCATAAAATGAGGACTATCATTACGACAACCGAAATGGGTATCGTTCAATAGGGCTATTTTCATAATATTATTCTATAAATTTATCTAGTTTGCCTTTTCTTTTTCTTGTTGTTTTCTTTTTGACAACAGGAACATCTTTAGGGTCGGCATTCCTTTGTAGGAATTCAGAAAATTGATTTCTAAATTCTCTATCTTCACCATCATTCAAAGTCATATCATCATAGTTTCCTTCCATGATTAATCTATTCTTAATTGTAGTTTGTTTTTTTTCTTTCTGTATTCTTCGTATAAAGGCATAGTATATTATTTGTGTAAAGTATGCGAATGGATTGTTTGATTTTTCTGGATTGAAATTATCAAGATATTGTAGACAGTTTTCTATACCATCAGAAATCATATCATCTCTAAATGTATAGTTAATAAAGTTTGGTCTATATGATAGATGATTTGCAATCTTTAGAAAGCATTCACCTATGTAGTTTGAAACATGTGGTTTATCTTCACCTGATTCTTCAGCGTCCGTACGGAGTTTTCTATATTCAGTCATAGCTGCTAGAAACTCTTTATTGTTCACATAATGTTCTTTCTTTTTATCTGATTTCATGTTACTCATTATATATCATTAGACAAGTAATGTCAATGCTGGTTGGTCTTTATTAATTTAATAAATGTATTTGTCCACCACGAAAAAGGCATGTACCAATCTGATGGGTTATCGTGATGATACTTATGGTAACCACCCGAAAATAAAAGTGCAATCCATTTATTGTTTTTTGCCTCTTCTGGATAATGTCCTAAACCATTTATAACACCCCCACCTATAATACTATACATGGCAGGAAATATATGTAATGCATAAACTAAAATAGGACTTATCATTAATAATGTAAAGAAATATATTGTATGTATTTTAAAATAGTGTTCATGTATAAAAACTTGTTCTTTATCTCTAAGTAAATCTTTTGCATATATCATACTCTTTTTGCCTTGTTCTTCTGCAAAAAAATAACCAAAGAATACTTTAAATAAACCTATGTGTTTAGGTGAATGTGGGTCTTCTTTTGTATCAACATATCTATGATGTTTTATATGTGCAGATTTATATAATATTGTAGAACCTGTTCCTGCTAGAATAGATGTATACACTAAGAAGTAATGCCAAAACTTATTTGTTTCAAATGCCTTGTGTGTAAAGTAGCTGTGTACTGCAATAGGTTGCCCTATGTTACCTAATATATAACCTATTAATAAAAAGACTAACCATTGTTCTAATGATAGAAAAAAGAAACTCGATATAAAACCTACCCACAACAATGTCCACATTATTCTCATTTTATTAATCATATTCTTATCATCTTAATAATGTATTCGCCCAAATCTATCTCATACCAGTTTACTCTTGTTGTTATTGCACTTGGATTTTGATGATGATTGTTATGTAGACCATTTGCAATAAGTGGTATGTTTATATTTACTGAATTATCATTAGTATTAAAGTTTCTATATCCCCATTTATGACATACAGTATTTACTATACCTGAAATATGCCATTGATAATATATTGGTATTAATACAAAGCACAATGTAAACATAGGACTAATCACTGCAAGTGGTATAAACAATGCGAACCATATTTTAAAGTAGTGTTCTGACTGTATATTAAAATGTTTCTTTTTAAGTAGTTTTCTAACACTTAATATATCTCTAGATGTTGTATGATAATCATTTATGTTTAACCATAGATAGTTTCTCCAACCATCTGACGCTGGGTGTGAATCGCCTTCTTTATCAGAATGTCTATGATGTTTTTTGTGATAGGCTGCATGTGTTGTTGCAGGACCAAATGTACATAGTGTACTAGTATATAATATAAATGTTTCTACATAGTGATTTAATTTAAATGCATTGTGGCAACAATATCTGTGCATAAAACATTCAAGTAATGTAAGGGCAAAAAATGTTATACCCAATGCAATAACTAAACCCCATGCCCAAGTAAATTCATTCCAATAGTAATATATACCAAAGAAGGTTAGTATTTGACATGCATATTGTAGTGAAAATATTTTCATATTCTTATCATCTTAATTATATATTCGCCTATATCTATTTCATACCAATGTACTCTAGTAGTTATAGAGCTGGGATTCTTGTGATGATTGTTATGTAATGTTGAACAACTAAATGGAAATATATTTATATTTACTGAAGTATCTTTTGTATCAAAATTTCTATATCCCCACTTTAAAGTATGACATAAAACATTTATAATACCAGCGATATGAAATGTAAATACAGCAGGTATTAGTAATATACACAATGTATAGAATGGACTAATTACCATAGCAGTCATAATACTAATAACATATATTATAAAAAAGTTTTCATATTGTATTCTATAATGTTTATTTTTTAATAATCTTTTTACTGTATGACTGCTTATCATATTATTTTTATATGTATCATACCAAAACCATGTTTTCCAACCATCACTAGCAGGATGTGAATCGCCGTCTATGTCTGGATATTTGTGATGTGTTATGTGATTGGGTGCCCAAACTAATATGGGTGGGTGTAATGTAAATGTACTACAGTATATCAAAAATGTTTCCATGCCCTTGTTTAATTTATATGCCATGTGAGTACAATATCTATGTACAAAACACTCTGCAACTGTTATCGCAAAAAATATTATTGCTAGATTAATAATTAAAAAATCTAACCAGATAAATTCTGACCAGTAATAATATATGCCAAAAATTGTGGCAACATGCACTATGAAATTTACTAGTAATAATTTAGACTGTTGTTTCATCATGATATTTGACCTTAGGTTCTCCTATTAATTTTATTATAGTGCCTGAAAAGTCTGGATATGGGTAAGTTGCTGTTGCCCTTCTATGATGTTCTTTGTGCCAACCTTCACCAGCTAATAAGTATTCAATCCATATTTTGTTTGATACCCCCTCACTAGGTATATGATTGTATACATTAACTATTGCCCCAAACAAAACTGCCCAAATTATTGGAAAGAAATATAATGGATATAATAATATAGGATTAATTAGAAATAATAATGTAATATATGCTACATGAAATTTATTATAATGTTGATGTACGAATCTCTGTTCTGGATATTTAACTAAAAATCTTTTTGCATATGATAAATCAACGGCATATATGTTAAAAAAGTAACCAAAAAAGACAGATAGTTTACCCTTGTACTTAGGACTATGAGGGTCTTTATCTGTATCTGAATGTTTGTGATGTCTTAAATGTACACTTGCATATGTAGCTGGTGAACCCATGCCACACATTGTAGATTGAAAACACAATACATAATGCCAAAATCTGTTTACTACAAAACTTCTATGAGCCCAATATCTATGTAAACCTACACCGTGTCCTATAACACCACCTAAGAACCAACCTACGAAGCAAAATATTACCCATAGATATAGAGGCAATACGAATAAACCATATATTGCACATACTATTGATAGACCTTGATATAAACAAAGTTTACCATTTTCTATTTGATATCTTGTCATTTTGATATAACTCTCATTAAGTAACCTAACATATCATATCTACCACAAATTAATTTAGAGGGGTTATAATGATGTGTATTTTGATAACTTTCCCCTAAGGTAAATATATTCATTATATGACTATTTATACTATTATCATCTAAATTATGGTCTCTCCAACCCAATTTAAATGGTTGACCATGACCCAATACACCAACCCCAAAGTGTACACATAATAGATACATTGTGCATGGTAATGCCCACATATAAACTACTAGTACTGGATTGATTACAAATAGTATTATTATATAAGTAAGTAATATTTTAAAATAATGATTGTGTATAAACATCTGTATAGGGTCTTTCATTAAGTCTTTTCCTATCATTAAATTAAATGATTTGGTTGGCCAGAATCCGTGAAATCCTGTTAATATTGGTTTGTCTTGTGGGTAGTATGGGTCATCACCCTTAACATCTGAATACTTATGATGTAATCTGTGTTGTGCTGACCAAGCAATACTACTTCCTAGACCAGAGATTGTACCTAGAAAGATTAAGAAATATTTAAAAGTGTTGCCTGTTTTAAATTGTTTATGTGATAATAGTTTATGATATCCACCAGATACACCTATTGTAAATAGTACCCACATAAATACTGCAATTTGAATATTTACCCAAGAAAAGTAATAGTATAAACCAAGTGCTGATATTAAATATGCACTCAACATTACCATCTTCATTTTAAGATATAAATTCATTTTCAACCATGCTTGACATTATGTTATATTTATGTTATTTTAGCTGTGTTCTCCCACCGAGGTTCAGAGTAGCTAGTGTTTAGTGCTATCATCAAGGTTATCAAATATATCATTCAACTTCTTAGATACATCATCATCTAGTTCTTCTCTATCATATGATTCTTGTTTATGTTCAGTCATGGTCGCCTTATCATATCCAGTAGATACATTTATATATGAGTTGGTCATAGCTTTACCAGCAGATGTGATAGTCATTATCTTATCTTTAGGTATAGAAATAATACAATCATCTGAATATGAAGTCCATTTAATAAGGGCAACATAATCTTTAAGACCCATATCTTCCATAGCAGGTATGTATTTTATTTGTAAAGGTTTATCAATTTTAACAAGCGGCGATTTATCATCCAATAATCTTTCTGGTATTGTACAAACAATATCATCACCATTAACCAATTTTATTATTTTAATTGCTTCCATGTAACTCTCCTTTATAACTCGACATTGTGAATGTCATAGTCAAATCCTTCTTCGTTGTATATATTTATCCTTTCAGTAAAATGCGATAGCGTATAGTTTTGTTCTTCTTGATACGATAGGTCATCAGATATATCATATAGATGTGCCGTTGATTTGTTATCTTTCAATCGTAGCCCACGACCAATTGATTGTAAGTTTCTTATTCTAGACTTACTTGGACTACTGAATATTATATTGTGTAGATTACGAATATTTATGCCGGTACTAAATGTACCATAACTTGCAATAATAATAGCATTGTCTGAGGATTCAGTAATACTTCGTATACGCTCTCTTTCTTCGGTTGCGACACCACCATGGACATAAAATACTTGGTTATCTTCATTGTTTTCTTCAATTAATTCTTTTAAAATTGCACCATGTTTTTCTACATATTGAAAAAGACACAATGAATTACCTTTTAGCGACAGGCAAAGATTTCTTATATATTTATTCCGTTTTGTATTTGAAACAAGAAAATCCATTTCTTCTTGATATGTCTTACCTCTAAGAAAGTCTATTGACATCTTATCATGTTTTAAAACTAGACAATGTATTTTAAGTTGCGCTAGATGTTGTTTTTCTTGCAATTCTGTGGTTGATACTATCTTGTTCACAGCACCAAATAAACCCTCTAAAACGAGTTTGTGTGTCTTGCTATCATCAAGTGTACCTGTAAGACCAATACGATACTTACATTTCTCTAATCTTGCCATAATTTTAGTTAAAGAAACTGCCTTAAATAAATGTGCCTCATCACCAACGACCATACCAAATTGTTCAAACCATCTCTTATCTTGTTTATAGATTGATTGCCATGTACTGATATACACTCTTTTATTACTTTCTTTTTCATGCCCTTGATATATTCTATGGACATTCTTTAGACTATCATAACCATAGTCTTTAAAATCTTTATATAATTGTTCTACTAGAGAAGTAGTCGGTACTACTATAAGTATCTTATTGTTTTCTTCTTCTTTCAGCCGTAATAGATTAAAACGAACCATCAGATAAATTATCAGAGATTTTCCCGAGGCCGTAGGCGACAACAATAAACACCTTGATTTAACCATAGAGTAAATAAACGCCGATTTTTGGTAATCTCTTACTTCAAAAGGTATGTTTAATTTCTTGATGAAACTATCTACTAGTTTTTCATCTACACTGGCGTCCTTAATATCAGTTCTATCTACAATCTCAACATCATTCTCTTTACACCAGTTAACTAGATACGGATATAGACCAGTATATATTTGACCATTAGTATATGAAAATAACCTGATTTTGCCATCCCATCTTCTATTTCTAACAGAAGGCATAAATTTTGCACCGGGTACTTCAAAGGTAAAGTGTGAACCTAAATCTCTCCGTACATCTTCATCAGCGTCTACTACTAGATGTACATCATTCTTTTTTGTAAGTATTAAGTTTCTCATATATTTGCATTTTGTAAATTAAGATGACCACCATAGTGACCTCTTAGTATTATATTCCACGATATACTAATTCTAGTATCAGAAGTAGTAGGTACCCAATGTTGCATCCAAGAAGGAAAAATAATGCCCGAACCTTTTACAGCCTTAAAGTCAAATCTAGTTACATTGTCAATAGTATTTTCAATACAGGTAGGTGATAAAACATGAGCATGAGGTCTAGGGTCAGAAAACTGTAAAGGTGTTCCACCTGTTAAGTAATAAACACCAGACAAAATATTATTTGAATGTATGTGTGGCGCATGAGATTGACCTTTAACTAATTTGTTTGCCCACATATTAGTAATCTCTATACTATCATAACTATATCTAAGAGTATCAGTCAATATAGTATCAGATGTATCAAGAATAAATTTTGTAAATTGTGGTATATGAATATGTAAATCAGTAATAGTGTTTATCGGAAAAACATCTGTTCGATATTCAAATCTATCAAATTCTTTATGTACTGTTGATTCTTCTTCTTTAGAAATATCATAACTGAATTCTGTTAGTACAGTAGGAAAGATTCTATGTGTTTTCATTAGATAGCACCAGAGGTAAACTTTCTCCATTCTATAGAGTTGCGAATTTGCCAATCTCTATTACTAATTTGTCTAAGCGTTCTGTCTAAGTAGTTGACAACCGTTTCTAAGTAATCTATTTTTTGTGATGACTTAATTAGTTCTTCATCAGATTCAAGATACTTGTCTACATCTGACTTCATTATTTTTAAGCTGAAAGGTTTGTCTTGGTATATCTTTGGACTTGCCTTACCGGTATAGTATTCCCATTTTACTCGTTTAAGTATTTTGTAATCAGATTCAGCTCTAGTTAATAACAGTTTAAAGTTATTTAGATGTTTAAGATATTTGTTATGAAGTGCCGGTGTTTTTAAAGATTCTAAATCTAGTTCTGCCTCATTCATTTTGAGGTCTTTATCAACCTGCTCTTGTAGTTCTTCTAATGTCATAATAAAATCACCGGTTAATTATATAAATTCTAACTATATTTAGTTAGATGTTAAGTAGTAGTTTCAGTAGTTCGGGCGGCGCCAACATCTGCAAATTCATATATCAGATAACTAAACGCTACACTACCTGTGAGATATGAAGTATCGCCAGCTTGTTGGTCGTAAGATAACCCTGATAGTGAAGTAGGATATAAATCTCTAAATCGTACCTCTATCACAGGATTGTTTTTACTTGATAGTATCATTAAAGTGGCGTCTGAGTATTGAGCACCAACATCAAATCCTATATCATCTACTTTACCTGCTTCTCTACTATTTGCAGTTGCATTGCCTGTAGGAAATCTATCACTACCAGCATTAATAAAAGTTTCAAACTGTGTATGACTTTTGGGAAATCCTAGACCGGTTAACCAACCATGTATTTCACGATAGTTCTCTAAGTTTTCATCAACCATAAAATCCATATTTAAAGAACCATATGATAGATTATCACCAGGTATTGGTATAGATTTCAGTGGCGTTGCTTGTGAAGTTTCACCCAATGTAATTCCAGGCACATTAATAGATGTACAGAAAAATTCTACTTTGGGTAGTTTATTAATATTAAACTTAAACTGGGTTGCAGCTGCATAGTCTAGCTTAGTAGGTTGTCTTGATAATGAGTTTGTTTCGGTCATGGGGTAATATCTATTGTAAGTGTATCTAAATTTTCATCAAAATTCACAGTAGAATCACCTATAAAAGAATGGTCATCATCAGACCAAGTTAGATATAAATCTAGACTTCCTATTTGTTGTTTGTTATCACTTTCAGATGTTTGTCCTGATTGACTTACCGACCTTCCAGTTCTTGTTGCAGAAACATAATGAAAAAAATCTTGTGTAGTAAATTGATTATCACCCGATAATCTATGTACATCAGCAGATGATGGAGTAGACTGCTCTATAAGTGGGTCAAAATTTAATATAGGTATTGTTGTACCCACATCAGTACCTTGTACTGTAACGGATTCAGTAAAAACTATTGTTCTTTTGTATAACCGCATATAATTATTTACACCTAATGTAAATAAATCAGTAAAGTGTTCTAATGCTCTGTCTGTAATTGTAATTGCCATAGTACTATTTATAAAGAACCCGCAACGCATTTTCACCAGGTTTACAAAATATTTTAGTTTCTTTTAATGATTCTGTGTGATTTCTATAAGTATCTTTAGTTGATGTTACTATTTGTATTTCTCTATCTAGACCATCATGTGAAAAAGTATGAGTTTCAACAGTATCATCAGGATTTATTGTAGATGTGGGTCTCTCAGTTTTTACTCTATTTCTTAGCAGAAACTCTTGATATACCCAATTCCAAAACAATACATAACTATACCCTTCTTCTGGAAAATATGTGTGTACTTTAAATCCAAATACTGTACGACATCTTTCACCCCACCAGGTATTTGTTCTTAAATATTCCCAATGGTCATTTTTTACTGATTTCATAAGTGTGGGCGTACAATTTTCATAATCATAAGCTTCATTGTTCTCAAAGAGATATGCACCAGAGTTTCTTAGATTTTTTAATTCTTCAGTAATACCTTCTTTACCCATAAGTTTATCAGAATAAAACTCATCTGGAGATTCATATATTTTTCTTATTTCTTTATGATTATCTATAACACCCAAGTGAAATCTCAAACCTATCGGATATTGTCCAATGTGGTCTATATGAGTTTTTTCATACATGTATGTTATTAACCACTCGTTTATTGATTTATCTATTATCATAACATATTAATTGTTAGCGATAGTCTAGGACCATCTGTTGATTTTACATAATGTTTAGTTCCTTTAGGTATATATAATACATCTCCCGGTGGCAATATAACATCTTCAGTTTCATTTAAAACCCAATGACATGTACCATAAATTTGTTTTACATAAACATCATATTGTGGGTGGTCATGACTTTTTAATCCACCTCTACCTTCTTTACTCATATAAAAATTACCACGAACAGGATAAAACGCAAAACTATCTGACATTGCAGCCTCTAACATTCGTAATTCTTCAGTTAAATCAAAAACATTAGATATTATTAATGTATGACCCTTTTCATAGTAATCTAATATCTTAGAATACTCTAAATACCCTTCTGAATCAAACATTCCTTTTTGATTAGATTCACCATCATATGAGTTTATAACTTCTATACTAGGACTATGTGTATGAAATTCATGTGGAAATCTTCTTCTCATTTTCCAAAAGTTTAACACATGCTTTTCTTCAAGATGTATAGTATATTCTTCCAACAATTCTTTAAATTCTTCTTTCATTTATCTCATACGAATTGATAATGATAGTCTAGGACCATCTGTGTTTTTTATATAGTGTTTAGTTCCTTTAGATATAAACAATACATCTCCCGGTGGCAATATAACATCTTCAGTTTCATTTAAAACCCAATGTGAAGTACCATAAATTTGTTTTACATAAACATCAAATAGTGGGTGGTCATGACTTTGAAAACCCCCTTTATCAGTTTTACTCATATAAAAATTACCATACACAGGATAAAATGCAAAACTATCTGATATTACATTCTCTAACATCCTCAATTCTTTAGTTAAATCAAAAACATTAGACATTATAATTGTATGACCGTTTTCATAGTAATTTAATATTTTATTATATTCTAAATAACCTTCAGAATCAAACATTCCCTTATGGTAAGATTCACCATCATAAGAGTTTGTAACTTCTATACTAGCAGACTGTGTATGAAACTCATGAGGAAATCTTCTTCTCATTTTCCAAAAGTTTAACACATCCCTTTCTTCAAGATGTATAGTATATTCTTCTAATAATTCTTTAAATTCTAATTCCATGATAATGCATTACCTTTATTTACATATGAATACCAACCAGTCATAATCATTTTTTCTGTTTTATAACTAGGCATACCTCTATGAGTATGTGTAAAATCTGAAGGCCAAAATACTAATAATCCTTTCTCTGGTTTAATATTATATTTTTGATATAAGAATGATGTTTCACCACCATCTTCACAGTCATTCAGATAAATCATCCAGACCAACATTCGTTTAGTAGATATAATATCTCCTCTCTCAGAATGCCAACCGTTATATGCATGACCTTTAGGATATTTTTGAAAGTTAAAATCAGGGTCCATTTTAAATGCACCCCCCTCTTTTAACATAGGATATGCATCCGTGTAATTGTCCAGTGCAAACTGAACCCAGTCTAACATATATCTTAGGGGTGGACAATCTAAAGTTGGCCATGTTATACTTCTTTCATAGCATTCTTTATAAGAATTGTTTATGCCATCCCATGTTTCTATTTCGCCAGATGATGAGTTCATTGAAGTGCCACCATACAAATCTAAAGTATTAGTCCAATCAATTACAGGATTAATAACATCATCAGGTGCATAATAACCCTTAATGAATAAGTCATCTTGTTTGTTAATTTCGTGTTCTTTTATATCACTCATTTCACATGCCATAATTTAATATATTATATAGTTATTTATACAAGTTTAAGACCCAGAAATGAAAAGGGGTAGACTTCTCTACCCCAATTCGTTTACTATTGAAAGTAAAGATTACATTAAGTTTGCAACCTGTACTCTACGGTAGTATCTGTTAGCGTTTGCAGAACCACTTCCGTTTATAACAGCAGCGTCCCCTGTTCCAGCTTCAGCAAATGGATTTGCTTGTAACCCGTAACGAGTTTTAAATCCAATTTTTGGTTGGAAAGTATCTTGACCAACGGCACGGACCATTTGTAATGGTACATACGGACAGTAGAACATTCCACTATCATATGGTGAAGAACCTTTGTAACCTACTACAAAGTATTGTTTAGCAGTGTTATTTGCAGAATATGGGTCAATATAAACTTTATATTTACCATTCAGAACACCAGCAAAAGTATTACCTGTATCATCAACATTTAAATTGTTGTTGAGCGCAGGTGCGTAATCTAATACACCAGCCATTTGAAGTGCCGAAGCAACATCAGATGAACAGATGATTAAGTTACCTTTCCCTCTACGAGTTCTTTGTGCAATAGCATTAGCTTCTCTTTCTACTTGAAACATAAGTCCTTTGAATCTTTCAACAGACCATCTGCCGTTAGAGTCAGTATCAAGGTCAAATATACCTTCAGCAGTAGTGTTTACTGTTCCAGTATTTGCAGAAGCACCTTTCTCAGCGTTTTTGTAGATAGTTCTAACTACTTCACGGTTAATCTCAGCTAAAATTTCACTTGACAAAATATTTGCAAGTTCAGTTTCAGCGTCAAGTCCATGAATCGCTTTTAGGTCTTGTGCAAGTTCCATAGTGTATTCAGCTTTCAATGCACGAGATTTAGCAGTTACAGTTGATTTCTCAATACTGAACGCCATTTCTGCGAATTGATTACCAGAATCTTCCCCCAATGATTCAGCCGCAGCTGTACTCATTGCAGTACCGGTAGTATGAGTACCAGGTGAACCGTCGTTTAAGACAGCAGGGTTAGTTCCACTATGAGCAGTAGTTGAAAAACCATCAACAGCTGAACCAGTCGCATTACGACCAGAAAAATCTGTATCAGCTTCATCAAACATTGCTTCAGTTCCAGATTGGTTTGAATATCTAGAACGCATTGCAAAGATAAGACCAGTTGGTCCTGTCATTGGTTGTACGCCACAGATATCATAAGCAATAAGGTTAGGCATTGCTCTTCTTACTAAAGAAATTAGGATTGGATCCCAATTACTTACACCACTACCTGTAGAGTTAGTAGGTGTTTCAGCAAGAAACGCTTGGTCTTCTTTAAGAGCCCTTTCTTGGTTCTCTAAGATGACTGATGTAACAGCTCTTTTATAACTATCCTTAATCTCACCGAGGTCAGGATGGTCTAAAACTGGCTGCCACTTTTTTTCATAAGTTTCCGATAAATACATATCTTCTTCTCTCCTTGTTTAGTTACTAGATATTTTCATATCTTTGGTTTTACTAATTGCGTTGGTATATGCAGCCATAGCATTCGACAAGTCTTCGTTAGAAGTTTCCCCGCCCACCGCAACATCATCTATATCTGTGTTATCCACAGACTTTTCAGCTTTTTGCCCAAAGTAAGATTCCTTAATGGTACCCACTTTTTTTGCAAAATCTTCTTCAGAAGAATACTCAACACCTTCAACAAGACTGTCGAATTTTTCTTTAGCTGTATCAGCTAAATCTTTAGAATTTTCATCAATGATATCTTGTCTTTTCAGACCACCATTAATTTTATTCATTTCAACATTTTTGTTAATTTCTTCGTTAAGTTTTTTCTCTAATCCCTCAATCTTACTAGCTTGGTCCTCAAGAACATCATATTTCTCATCTGGGACATCAATATAATGGTCTTCAAATAATTTTTTGAGTCCACCAATGAAGTCTTCAGCGATTTCGCCCTTGATTCCTCTTTCTAGTGCTATCTTATTTTCATTCATCCATTCTTCAACCACATAGTTTAAGTATGAATCAACTTTTTCAGTTAACGCAGATTTTGATTTTGAGATTTCTTCTTCAAATTTAGTATCATATTCAGCAGCTAATCTATTTTTTTCTGCTTTAACTTTTGAGTTAATTGCAGCTTCAAATATAGTAGCAGCTTTTTGTTTAAATTCTTCAGATAAATCTGAATCGCCAACAAGTGCCTCAATGTGTTCTTTAACATCAATTTCAGAATCTTTTTTAGCTTTCGCTTCTTTTTCTTCTTCTTCGACATCTTTTTTAACATCTTCGACTTTCTTCTCTTTGATTGTTTCATCTTTAGAATCGGTTTCTTCGTATGAAGCTTTCAAGTGTGATGGTTCCCCAGCAACTTGAGCACTTTTAGATACGGTGTCAGAAACCTGTTTAACTTTCTTCGTACCGTCAGGATTACTGTCCGTAGGTTTAACTACAGGTGCGCCTAAATCTTCGCCGTCGTTTGATAGATGGGTAGGTTCAGCTGCAACAGCATTCTTTTTAGGAGCGTCAGCGTTTGGATTCGCCGAAGCCTCTACGATAGTTTCAGTTATTTTTTCTGATTCTGCCATTGAAAATCTCCTCTATTTATTTTATAGTACTATAAACTCACAAAACATTTTTTAGAGTTCAGTGAATATTTATAATATTACAGTTTTCTAATAAACGATTCAAAAATTTCTAGATTTTTTACTTCTAAATTCTTCTGTTTCGTTTTAATCACTTCCATCTTCCACGCCTCAATGTCTTTCTCGACAAGAAGACCGCTGTCCCATACCCACTCTTTACCTTCCATAATGCCTTCTACGAAAGCGGCTGGTGCTGAAGGGTCTGCTACAATGTCGGCGGCAGTAGCTAACATGAAATCATCTTTCACATAGTTAGCGCCGTTTCGTTGCATGATGGAACCCATCCCTCTTGACGATACTCCCAATTGAGCACCCTCATCAATAAGACCTTTTACAATCTTACCATAGGGCGTGTCCATGATTTTAGCTTCACCAATAAAGTTATCACCATCCGGATAAAGTTTCTTAATCATATGAGAAACTCTTTCTAGATTGACTGTTGGTCCGTCAGGATGTCCTAACTCGCCGAAAGCACGATTTTTATTGATAAATTCTTTGTTGTATCTTGTTACTTCTTTCATAAGAATTTCTTTGGGGTATACACGCCCATTTCTATTCTTGATGTTCGATTGTAAAAAGACACCTTTAATTTTGTATTCTTTTTTGCCGTCCTTAGTTTCTTCTACCAAGTATTCAGCACTTGAACATTCTTCTGAAATTAATTTCATACTGTTCTCTCTCTCTATCTTTTGTTATATACTATTTATACAAACTTATAACTTAAATGTTA